CGTTATATGCCATTGTACCACTTCCTCCACTCTGTGTCAAGAAAATACTTCCTGTTTGTCCTGACCTACATCCTGTAGGTTTAGCTAGTGTATGTGCTGCTGTAACTGTTGTTCTAAAGTTTTGTGCATTACCAAAGTTTAATGATACTGAAGTTACACCATTAATAGCTGTTGCACATACAACTGCTGCTGCACTTTTTGTTAATTGTAATTGTCCTTCTAATGAAGTATTGCCTGATACTCTTACAGTTCCTAAGAAACCAGAGTTACCTGTTATAGTTGTAGCACCTGTTACTTTAAGTGTACCTACTAACTGTGAGTTACCACTTACACATACATCACCATCTAGTTCAGTTTTACCACCTACAACTAAAGCACCTTCTAAACTTGTTGCACCACTAACTCTTACTGTTCCTAAGAAACCTGCATTACCTGTTATTGTAGCTGTACTTAAAAGATTAACTGCACCACCTACTGATACTGCACCACCAACAGACATTGCTCCTGATACTGTTACAGTAGATTCAAACTTTGTAGCATCACCAAATGTTTTATTAGTAAAGGTTTGTGTTGCTGCTATACCTGCTAATGTATCTGCAGTTGCAGGCATTACTAAAGCTATATTACCAGAGAATGCTGAATGTGGTGGAGCTTTTAATGCAGCATAATGTGCGTTACTTGATTCACAATACATTCTAAGTTCTGATTGTGAACCTGTATTTTTTAAATCAATTATACCACCACCAACACTTACTGTGCCACCAACGATAGCATTACCACTTACTGACACATCATCTTTAAAATGTGAATAACCTGTAACACTTAATGTAGAACCAAGTTGTACTGCTCCTGCTACTGTTACATGTCCACCTACATTTATATCTCCTGATACAGAAACATCACCTTTAATAGTAACTGTAGAATTAAAGTTTGCAGCACCATTTACACTAAGTGTACTTTGTAAATGTGTTGCTCCTACAACTGTTGTTGTACCACCTACAAATAAATTACTACCTATAGTTGCATTACTAACAGATATATTTCCTGTTATAACTGCAGGTACATTTGTTAAGTTAGCACCATCTCCAAAGAAAGCTGAAGCACATACTTTAGAACTTACATGAACATCTCCTTTAACTGTAACATTACCACCTAGTGATACGTTACCTGCTACATCTAATGTACCACCAATACTTGTATTACCTGATACTCTAGCTGTAGTTAAAAATCCTGCAGCTCCTGATACTGTAGCTGTTCCTAATAAATTAACTGCACCCCCTACAGAGAGTGTTCCTCCTACTGAAGCATTACTTGCTACTGTTAATGTACTTGCAAGATTAACTGCTCCTGCTACAGATACTGTACTTTTTAAATGTGTAGCTCCTGATACACTTAATGTACCACCTATTATAGCATTTGAAACTGATATATTACCTGTAATAGGTATACCTGTAATGTTTGTACCATCACCATAGAAAGCACTAGCACATACTTTTTCTGCAAAGGTTGCATTACCACCTACACCTAATGTTCCTGTTAATGTAGTATTACCTGCTACTGTTAATGTACTTGCTAAATGAGTAGCTCCTCCTACTGATAAAGTTCCACCTATTGTTGTATTACCTGATACTCTAACTGCTCCAAGAAAACCTGCTTCTCCAGATACTGTAGCTGTACCTAATATATTTAGATTACCACCTATAGAAACTCCTGCTGCTACACTTAATGAACTTTGTAAATGTGTTGCTCCTACTACAGTTGTAGTTCCACTAACATAAAGATTACCACCTACTGTTGCATTACTTACAGATATATTACCACCAATAGATGTTGTAATATTTGTAAGATTAGAACCATCACCATAAAAAGCTGAAGCACATACTTTATTTGTTACTTGTAAATCTCCTGCTACAGAAGCATTATTAGTAACACCTAAATTACCTGATACTTCAACAGCACTTGTTGCTATTTTTAAAGCAATACTTGTTCCATCACCTGTTTGTATTTTTCTAAGAGTTCCATCAGCTCCTGCATTACCAGATGTTTCTATTTGTAATAATTTTTTATATGTTGCATTAATTAAACTGTTTGTTAAATCACTCATACTGTACCCCATTTTCTAGTGTTTGGTTCTGGAATATCATTCCAAGTAATATTAGCTGCTTCCCATCTTATGTTTCTACCACCATCATCTGGTCTTGCATTAGGAACTATTGTATCATCTCTTACATCAGCAGACCTATTTTGTGGATGATTTTTTAAATCATAATTACCTTCAAAGTCTGTAGGACATACTAACATATCATAACTATTTAATCGCATAACTTTTTTATCATATACAAAGCCACACACATCACACATAGCTTTAGCTTTTCTAGCTGTTTTAGACATTAAACATATCCTATTTTAGGTTTAAAATAAATACTTGCTCTTTCTTTATCTTCTTCCATTGCTCTTTTAAATGTTTCTTCATAGTTTGCTTTTAACATAGCTACTCTAGCATCAGGTACACCTGGTCTTTTTTGTGCTAATTGATGTGCAAGTCCATATGTTAAACAAGGTAAAAATCTTTTTGGTATGTCTGCATTTTGTTCTGCAGATTTATTTACATCTTGTAATTGTCTTATTCCTTCTATTGTTAATATTTCTGTACTTGTATTAGGTACAGGATATAAAAATACTGTTGGCTTATCTACATTTCTTTTAATAGCATATTGTGTTGGTCTACCTGTTTGTGACTTATTAGGTAATACATTATACTCTTCAAAAGATATTCTTGTTAGTTGTGTTTCTGTTGCTGCTATACTAGCTTTAACTGTAATAACTAAAGCATCATTTACTGAATCATCTAAATCATAAGAGGTAACACTTGTTGCTACTGTAACTGCTGTAGTAAATGTTGACCATAATAATACACCTCTATTTTGCCAATCATTTAATAATAAATTAATAGACCTACGTGCTGATTGAGGAGTATGACCAAGTGTTTGTTCTCCACCTATCATCTCAGTAGCTTCTTGAATTACTTCATCTATATCTAAATTAAAATTATATGTTCCTGACCTAGCCATTATTCTATCTCATTTTTTATATATATAAAATCTAAACCTGCTGATATTGCTATATTAGCTCCTGCACTATCTCCTATTGCTCTTGCTTCTATATCAGTTTTTTCTTCAAACTTTAAAGGTATTTGATATTCTTGTTTGTGACTGCTTGCATCTTTTACAAATTTATCTTTAACCTGAAAAACACCACCATAAGGTCTTGCTAATACAGAACCTGTACAGTATTTATTATTCTGTGTAGTAGCTACTGTAATATCTATTTCATACAAATAAGCAGTATATCCTGCAGGAACTGTCCATAAAGCCATAAGAGTTTGATTATCACCTATAGCTACAGTAGCATATTTATTTGTAGGTACACCTAATGTTGGAGATGCTTCAGAACCTACATATAATACACCTGCATTTTGTCCTCCAGTTCCTGCTGTATTTACAGTAACTCTAAATATTCTTAACCAAGATGTTGAACCTAATTGAACTCCATCTCGCCCATCTAAATCTACAGTAACAGATACTTCATTATAATTTACATCTAATCCACTTACTGTTGCACTTCTTGCTCCTGTACCTGATGCAGTATCTGCTGTACTAGAACTAGAAATATATAAGGTAGTTCCTGTACTTAAATAAGAATATAAACCACCTTGTGCCCATACTGTCTCTAAAGCATCATCTATATCAGGATTAAAACCAAATTTAAATAGAGGCTTATGTTCTATTATTAGACCACGAGCAACCTGTAATTCAAAAGGTTCTGTTGTTCCTACTTGTGATATTGAACGATATGCTGCCATTAATTATCCATACTTTTTATGTTTTTCCTTTAATTGTTTTTTAGCTGCTTTTGCTAATCTTGATTGTTCATTTTTCTTTTGTACTTTAGCTCTTTGTTCTAATACAGTTAGTATTTGTATTTTTCTAGCATAAGGTTTATTAATTCTTTTAACTTTAGCTATTGTTTTCTTTGCATCTTCTATAGTTGCATATTTAATTCTAACTGTATCTTTAGGATTCTCGTCTGTATATAATCTACGACTAGAACCTTTTGGTTTCTTACCTGTTCCTATCTTAGGTTCTTTTCTTTTTCTTTTAACCATTTTTCTATTTGTTGTTTTTTAATAATATATAATGTTTGTCTATCCATAACACACCTCCTAATTAAAGTTAGTGCGTTTCTTCAGTTAATACTTACTTCCAACTCTTACGAGTCAAACGAATTATTTTTTCTTAAATGTTTTAACCATTGTAGGTTTACCACCTACTCCTTGTTTCTTTGCTCTCTTTCTTTTTACTGCTGATGTTTTTTGTGATGCTGACATTCTTTTTGCTTTAGCTAATGGTACACACTTAGGATATTTTCTTTTACTTTTAGTAGTAGATTTTCTACCACATGGTTGATACTTACCATCTTTTTTTGGTGCTCCAATATCAACCCATTTTTCTTGTACCCATTTACGTAGACCACCACCAGTAGCAGCTTTATAAACTTTTTTCTTTTTTTTCTTTTTACCTCCTGGTGTTATTTTGCCAGAGCAAACTGCAGAAGCATACATATTAGCATATGCAGAAGGATATACATCAAACTTTTGTTTAGCTGCTGCTTTACCTTTTGCACATAACTTTGCCATTACTTTACTCTACCACCACTTTTTCTTTTAAGTGAACCACCTTTAGAAGCATATTTAGTTTTCATGCCTACCATCTTACCTGCTTTTCTTCCTATTAACTTTCCTTTTGCTGCGTACTTTGTTTTCATTTGTCCTACCATTTTTAGTCTCCTTGTATAAATTATTAAAAGTTATTTCTGGGTCTGTGTAACTATCGTGTATTTCTGCTGCATGAATATGTTGGCTTGGTCTAAAGTCTGGTGCACCTTCACCTGTTACCCATAAAGCAGGACTTGTTGCTCTAACTCTATTATTAGGTAATGCTATTATATTACCTGTCCATTTACCTGCATCAATTAATTGTATTACATGGTTTTGTTTATGTTGTGCAGGACAATCACTTATATCACTATCTGTAAAGTCAACTGTAAACATATACTTACCTTTATAAAATTCATTGTCTATCTTACACATCCAAGGACTTGCTGTTAATAAATCAAGCTTCACTACACTATGTGTTCTTGATGAGCAATCCCAAGGTTGTGCTAAATGTGTATCCATTCTCTCTGGAGCTTCATCTAGTATTTCATCTGCTACTAATGCTGTGATTGGCATTCTTGCCCACATTGCACCACCATGTATATTTTCTTCTTCTTCTATACCAGTAAACATTACTTGAAAAGATAAACATCTATCTGGTATTGTGTTAACTGCAAATGCTATTCCATGTAAAAATTCACCATGATATTTTAAATGATTGTGTGTAAATTCTTTACGTACCCAACATTTAAAGTGGGGAATATTACTTATTAAATATGACAGTTAGCACCTCCATCTTTTTCTTGCTTGCCTTAATCTTGAATTAGGGTCTTTAGCTGCTTTAGGAAACTTCTTCATTTGTCCTGCAGACCTAGCACAATAACTCTTTCTTCTTTTAGCTCTACTACCTGTAGGTTTACTTTCAGTTACTGCTGTTTTTAATTTACTACCAGGATTATTTCTTCTATATTTTGCTACACCTTTTGCTGAAAGACCTGCTCCTTGTTTGGTGGGTCGTTTATCTCCCTTACCAATGGTCATGCCTTTCATGCCTTTGCCTTTAATCTTCCTTTTCTTTTTCTTTTCTTTAGGCATTATTTTTGTGATGTATACTTTATA